AAATCACACAGGTAGATGGTGAATGGCCAAATTACTGGCTGTACACTGTTTACGGTGTTGAACCTGTTGGAACAGAACGCCTACGTCAACAAGGACGTTTGGTGGAATTGCAATCTTTTTCGGATACTAATGCTTTCTTAGCATGGTTTTCGAAGGAATCACTCTCGCACGCCAAGGTGCAGAAGATGGTTTCTGATTGCGATACCAACATGGCCACAATTGAACTTTGTCGTTCATGTTGGTACCCTGAGGCGCAATGTGTGTGCGCTCAGGTCCAAACTGGTGATGATGAGGTCACCGCTGTGGTTGAAGAAACAATCACAGGGACTTGGACATGGACAGAACTTTTCAAGTACTTTCTCTTTCATGTTGTGGTGTTCATTGTTTCACGACAATGGACATTCGAGATGATTAGATGGGTACTTGATCGTTGTGTCATTCGATCAATGTTGGAAGAGCAATTCGTTGCTCCCGAGGAGAAACTCCAACAGATGCGACGCATTTTCCGCACCATGGGTAACTCCGTGGAGGCCAAGATAGGATTTTCTCCTTTGCTTGGTCGGATTGCGCTCGGTGTTGTGAGTGCTTACACCACTTACAAGATCACCAGTTCAATCTACGGATTTTGCACCAACCCAACCCCACTTGTTGTGCAGGGCAACATGCCCAGCAATGCAAACAAGTCTATGGTTGAAGCCGAGTGCGCTATTGCTAGCGTATCTCAGAGTAGGGGGCAATCCCCAAAGACTTCCAATGATGAAGCACCAAATGTTTGGCACAAGAGTGATTTTGCGCTTACAACATTTGATGTTTCACCTGTGACACGGTCATGGAAGAGATTCAGCGATGATGACGTGCAGACGCGCGTCGCCAAAAGCTGCTACCATTTCAGGTCTTACCGCACCGAGGATGGTGTACAAATTGAGCGTGTGATCAGGGCTATTGCAGTCACTGGTCATGTCTATTTGTGCAACAACCACGGTTTGCCGGAAGCTGAGACATTTGAAATGAAGATTGTTCATGGTAACAATGATTCAGGTGTGAACTCCAATTTGCGTATACTTGTCACCCAAAGTGACATTTTTCGCCTACCGGAGCGCGATGTTGCGTTCATTCGCATTCGCAATTTACCACCTGCAAAGGACATCACACAATTGTTCATGGAGGATTCTCTTAGGGGAACTCTTCAGGGAGCATATGTGGGCCGAAACGAAGATGGCTCAGTCTACCACAAGGTAGTTGAAGCACTTCGCAGGCAGGATGGGTACAGTTGCAAAGAACTGGCTACCCAAGCAGGCGCATTTTTCGGTAAAGTGCGTCAACCCACGCAGATAGGGGATTGTGGATCAGTACTACTTGCTAGTACTGGTTACGGTCCTGTTCTGCTGGGCTTGCATTTCCTAGGAAAAGGAGATGCTGTTGGTGTCACGATCGTTGATCAAAGCACCATCAAAAAAGGACTGGCGCACTTCAATGAGCCCCAAGTTCAAAGCTGTGAACCAAAGATCAGTGCACCAAGTGCGTCTCGAGAGTTAGGAGAACTATCGGAACGTGCAACAGTGCGCTGGTTAGAGGAAGGAACAGCAAATGTTTACGGATCCTTCAAGGGATTCAGAGCTTCACCCAGCTCAAGCGTCACACACACCATCATGTGTGATTCGATGCTCAAAAGAGGATACACTGTGAAGCATTCAGCTCCAGTGATGAGGGGTTGGCAACCTTGGAACATAGCGCTCCAAGACATGGTCAAACCCGTCACAATGATCAACACCGCCGTGCTAGCGAGTTGTGTAACATCTTTTACGACCTCGATTTTGAAGGCTCTCCCTCGTGGTGAGCTGGAAGAGATCATGGTCTATGACGATGTCACAACACTCAATGGTGCCCCCGGTGTAGCTTATGTTGATTCTGTCAACAGAGGCACAAGCGCAGGAGCCCCCTGGAAGAAGTCAAAGAAACATTTTTTGACAGCCACGGGGCCCATGCATGGATTACAGGATCCTGTTGTCGCTTCTCCCGAGATCATGACCCGTGTTGATGAAATCATCACCGGTTATGAAAACGGACAGCGGTACAGTCCTGTGTTCTGTGCTCATCTGAAAGATGAAGCTACCAAGTACGCTAAGATCAAATCAGGGAAAACTCGTGTTTTCACGGGTGCACCCTTTGATTGGTCTTTTGTTGTGCGAAAGTACCTCCTTTCAGTCATACGTTTGGTGCAGAAGAACAGGTTCGTCTTCGAATCTGGGCCTGGAACCAATTGTCACTCCACTCAGTGGGGTGAGATTCGTGACTACTTGACACAACACGGTGAGAATCGTATGGTGGCAGGTGATTACGCGTCATTTGACAAAAGCATGCCTCCGACAATCATCTTGGCAGCATTTGATGTTATCCGTAGTCTCTGTGAGGAGGCAGGTTACACAGCAGATGAGCTGAGGGTGGTTCAAGGCATAGCTGAAGATACTGCTTTTCCAGTAGTAGACTTCAATGGTGACCTCATGGAGTTCTATGGATCCAATCCATCAGGACATCCATTGACGGTCATCATCAATGGTCTAGCCAATGCTCTTTACATGCGCTACTGTTACGCGATTCTCAGTCCTACTGGGAATTGCGATGGCTTTAAGCAGCATGTATCTTTGATGACATATGGTGATGACAACATCATGGGTGTATCAACGGATGCTCCATTTTTCTCACACACTACCATCCAGGAAGTGTTGAGCAAAGTGGGCATTAAGTACACCATGGCCGACAAGGAGACAGCCTCGAAGCCATACATCCACATCTCTGAATGTTCATTCCTGAAAAGGACATGGCGTTGGGATGAGGATGTAAAAGCTCATTTGTGTCCTCTTGAAGAGGACTCCATCAACAAGAGTCTTACAGTGTGGTGCGCAAGCAAAACCATTACTGCTAAGGCTCAAGCTGTTGCTACAATGAGTTCAGCATCTGCCGAATATTTTTTCTACGGGAAAAATACTTTTGAGCAGAAACGTGCAATGTTCTTGGAAGTCATTCAGGAAATAGAGGCTGAGGCTTACGTTGAGCCTACCTCTTTCCCGACTTACCAAGAGTTGCACGATCGCTTCTGGTCAACAGCCAGAAGCACATAGACTTGGTGAGTCTTTAAACCCACCATGGCGAAGGTACCCAGTCATGTGAAAACACACCAAACGGGCCATTTCGTTGTAGTTACTGACGTGTTGAGAGGTGCTCTCTCACTGCACGTAGAATGGACAACGATCTCAATTTCTGCACGGGCGTTCCCCGAAATCTCTTTTTAGAGATGGCTTGCTGAAGCCGCAAAAGAGCAACCTCTATTGGGAATAGGTTTACCCAATAGTTGTAACACAACCTGGCAACAACAACAACACGAAACAGAGGATTGAATTCCTCGAGCTACGGCTCAACCGCATGCAACTGAAGGTTGTTCAACTGACAGATCAGATGTATGCTATCAAGCGAGATGTGTTTGATAGATATACTGAACTGTTTGAGGAACTACCAGAGTTTCATGACAAGATGCAAGTGCAAAGCACTGATGAGGCGATGACCCCCATGATCACAGAGACACAAGAAATTCTTGAGTTTGCTGATAGATGTGAGGGTGACCAGGTTGGTGAGACTGCAACTTTTGACGAAGTTGCGGAGGACATCGATACTGGTGATTTTGGATTGGCCGACTTTTTGTCGCGCCCTGTGCGAATTGCTTCGTACAGCATTGGGCTGGGTGAAGCCTTCACCCAGCGTGTGCTCCAACCGTGGTACCTGTTTTTGAACAAGGATCCCATTCGCCGCAAAATTGATAATTACGCGTACATCCAGTGCGATTTGAAAATCAAGGTTGTGGTGAATAGTACTCCCTTCATCTACGGATGCTATGGCATGAGTTACAAACCACTGACAGCGTTTGCCCAACACATGGACTACAACGCAGTGACCAATGATGAAATTCGTGTGCCGCTATCGCAGCGTCCCACAATTCTCATTGAGAGTCACAAAAACAAAGGAGGAGAATTGGAATGTCCTTTCTTGTACTACAAGAATTGGCTACCATTGACGGAGATTGATACCCAAGAGATGGGAGAGCTAACCCTCTACCCTTTCAAGGCGTTTCAAAGCGCCAACGGGCTTACAACACAACCCGTTGGCATTGTCGTTTACGCATGGGCTGAGAATGTCAAGTTAGCAGGTAACACTGTTGACCTGGCAGTTCAGGCAGCTGATGAGTACGGCAAAGGTCCTGTTTCACGTGTGGCTTCCACCGTGGCAGGTATCTCGAAGTACCTGGAGAAGGCTCCTGTGATTGGCAAATTTGCCCGCGCCACAACCATTGGCGCCAAGGCAATCGGTGCCATCGCAAGTCTTTTTGGTTTTACGAACCCTCCAGTGATTGAAAATGCAATGCCTATCAAGGAAGTGCCTTTTCACGCTTTTTCAAGTTCTCAGATTTCAGTGCCAATTGACAAGTTGACACTTGATCCAAAGAACGAGCTCACTGTCGATCCCACAACAGTGGGTTTGTCGTCAGAGGATGAGCTTGCGATTTCGTACATCGCACAGAAACCCTCGTTCATTCGAGTGGTTGATTGGGAGCAGAGTGACCTGGAAGATTACTCGCTGTTCCGAGCCAACGTCACGCCCACATGGTCGCGAACGATTGGTTCTACCCCCTCCCAGAGCCAGCTAGACATCCCTATGGGTTACATCTCCCGCCTTTTCTCGAATTGGCGTGGTGATTTGATCATACGGGTAATGATAGTTCGCTCACAATACCACCAGGGTCGCCTGCGAATTTCGTACGACCCAGTAGGCAACATTTTTGCCGATGCGGATACCGAGACAGTGGTCAACACCAAGATCTTAGATATCCAAGCAGACGATTACGTTGAATTCCGGATTCCGTACATGGCGCCACAGTCGTGGCTACGTGTACGACCCGGATACAATCGTGACACATCTGGACGCGCCGATTCCAACAGTGGATATGACGCAGACTACCACAATGGTAGATTTGAGATTCGTGTCTTGAACCCTCTTACGGGACCTGACGCAACCTCAAATGTAGGCATAGTATTTTTCTGCTATGCCGCAGACAATTTCGAGTTGGCTAACCCCAGTGAAGTTGTCACTCCAACATCCGTTTTTGAAGTGCACTCCGCGCCCAGCAAACGGTTTGATGGTGAATTTTGGAGAGGACATTCGCTCATTGCGATCACTCCTCCGTCGTACTACGTTTCATGGCATTCTTGCCCCGAATACGCAGTCGACTTTTGCAGCTGGTGCAACGCGGTCAAACTTCTCAAAGTTGTATCGCAATGTTTACCCAGTGTCATATGGATTTGATCCTTTGGCACCGACAACTGCAAATGGCATCGTTGTGCCTGGTGCTACACCAGCCAACTATGTCAACATCACCCCGTACACCTGGATTACTGCTGCCTTTCTTGGGCAGCGGGGTTCCATGATGTACTCTTTTGATAGTCTCGATGCAACGCAGGATCACACCTATTGGGGTGTGTCCCGGTTGAACGAGCCATTCGTGTCGCGAGCTGACTTTCTGAGTCAGTCCACGACAGGAACAAACGATCAACGCAAGCTTACCGATTACCTCCTCAGTGGAGTTACCGGTATGTCCTTGCAGAATGAAAAGACCCAAACAGGTCTTCAAGTCTTGGTCCCTTTTATGAATAAGTTTCGATTCGTCGACACTGATCCATCAAAGCGGGTCTATGGCTCCAATGACGATGATTCCGAAAACAACAATTTTGTTGTTGAAGGAGGAACCATCATTTGCAACTCGGGTTCAGCCTCTCGTGCAGTATTCAATTACACACAGGTGGCTGAACACCATTGTATAGGAGCAGATTTCAGTCTCTTGTATTTTTTCTCGTGGCCCGTGCCCTCGAGGTTTTTCACCCACGAGCGGTCGATCACGGCCGGCATGGGCTTGATGGCGCGTAGATCCTTCTCCAAGGGCAAAAGATCCTTGGCCGAAAGAACGCCGGCGTTGACCGCCGAATCCAAAATTCACCATCAAACCGTTTGCTGGGCGCGGAGTG